GTTCGACGACTTTCTCAGGCCCGATTAAAGCGGGAACCATCAAAGAAACTACCGGAACAGTGGTGGGCACTGACATGAAGAATGTCGGCCAAGTTGTTATGGCACAGTCCCACGCAATTGACCTTTCGGGTGGTGCTATTGCAGCGGGAACCACGGATGTAATTATTCCAGCCAATTCGCAGATTATTGATATCATCTTTGACATCATTACGGCTGCAAGCGGCACGACCAACATTAGCGTTGGTAAAGTAGGTGGTTCAGCTACAGCATTTGTAAATGCTTATACCATTGGCACGACGGCTGGACGGCAGTACCCAACGACAAAAGCTGGCGGTGCTCTGGCGTGGGAGGATGTTGGAACCACGGATGTGCGGATGAACGTCACCAATTCAGCGGCGACATCTTCTGGTGAAGTTAGGCTTACCTTCCTGTATCAACAGAATACCAATTACGCTTAAAGAACTGGAAGGAGGTTCTGATGACTAGTTTAAGGTCATTCACTTACACCTACTCAGGTTCTGCGGAAAACAAGAGCAACCCTGCGGCAGATACTGATGCCTGTGGAGATGCAGCTACGTTAACCGATGACCAGTTCTATATGCTGCTTGATGGCGGCATGGCAACGGCTGGTGATGGTGACGGCATCTGCACGTCTCAGAGCGTGGCAGGGCAGCTTAGCATTAACGGCGCAGACTCCGATGAGATCGGTGGGAAGCGGCGGGTAAACTTTGGCGTGTCTTCACCCCGGAGGGTTTCTATTTCTTCTAGTAATAACAACTCAAGTTTGACCTTTACAGTTAAAGGGCTGAACGGAAGTGGGCTGGAAGTAACGGAAACACTAACAGGGCCTAACGCTGCCAGTGTCTACACTGTAAATTTGTTTTCTCGTGTGGATATGGTGTTTAGTAGCGGCACAACAAATGCTGTAACTGTTGGTGACAACGCGGGTCATGTAGACTTCGGCAGCTTATGCCGCCAAATAAATATCACGTCTGATGGAAACTCTAGTGCGATTACGTTTACTGTCAGCGGTCTTGATGTTTATGGTGCGGTGCAAACTGAAGATATTACAGGGCCTAACTCTGGCACTGCTACCGGGTCTAAGTTTTTTAGGTTTGTGTCCTCAGTTAAGGCGTCAGCTTCTGATAGCAATAGCGTCAGCGCAGGCGTGATAGCTGGTATTCGTATTATGATTAATAATCAGGATACGCGCCTCAAGAACTGGTACATGGTGCAGGCTGCAAATGCGGCTAAGGCAGAGATTGCTATTGAGGATGGCGCGACATCTTCTGCGGCAGGCAGTGCGTTGCTTACCTTTAACCCCGGCCAAGGTGACGGTGTAGTTAACTACCCGGACGTTGGTGGATCTGGGATACGGTTTGCTACAAGCATGAGTTTTGACATGCCAGTAGATGTGGACCTTCTTACTTCAGCCACGTTTATGTTTGATGGCTGACAGTAAGTTGGCTGCTGAACTTATGGCGCATGAGAGAGAATGTGCTGTTCGGTGGGAAGCAATAGAGAAGCGTCTGGCTCGTCTTGAGTTGATGAGTTGGGCGTTCAATATTGCTATTGTATCGGGGCTTTTTGCAATTGTGATGAAGGTTGTCTAAGGAGATAGAATGATGGCGCAAGCTAAAAGTGCTACTAAAAAGAAGGGTAGCCGTCCCCCGAAGAAAGCTATGTCGAAGGGTGGCCCGGCAAAGAAGAAGCCTGTTGGAAAAAAGAAACAGGGGTTCAATGCTCGTCTGGATGAGTCATTAGGCTCACGTAACAAGGCCAAAGGAAACTTGGGTTCCCGCCGCCGCGAGAGCGAAGGCATGGAGAAGAAGATGGGCCGTAAAAAGTTTGCAGCGGTCAAGACCATGGACAAGGGTTCAAGGAAGAGGAAAGCCTGATGCCGACATTAAATCCGAAGACGGCCTCCAAGAACAAGGTCAGCAACCAAGAAGCGTATGGCAGCATGCCCGTTGAAGTTGACAGCACGGGTGGCGATGTCGGGGAAGCCAAGCAGCGCCGTGTCGCGGCCTATGGCAACAACAAAGGCGGTAATGTAATCAGGCAGACCAAGGGCCTGTTTACTTACGGCCCCATGGCGTAGGAGGGCAAAATGATGAGAGACATGCGTGATGGAATGGCTATGGGTGGGCGCACTCGTGTCCCGAGAGTAGACGATACCAAGGTTCTTATGGAAGCTGGTGGGTATTCCGGTGGCTTGGCCGAGAGTGGTCGCGGCACAATTGCTGGAGAGATGGGCCGCAAAGGATCTATGTCAGTGCGTGAGGCTGGCGAGGATATGTTTGAACTGAGCAAGCGTAAGCGTGGCATGCAAGGTGGCGGCGCTGCAAGTTCTTATAACCGTCGCTACAACAACCAGAACAAGTAACCCGTCATGGCTGTTGAGACGACTGCCACTTTCAATCTTGATATAAACGAGATGGCCGAAGAGGCTTTTGAGCGTTGCGGTCTGGAGATGCGTACAGGGTACGATCTTAAAACCGCGAGGCGCAGCCTTAACCTTATGGGTCTTGAGTGGCAGAACCGTGGGCTAAACCTGTGGTGCATTGAAGAGAAATACTTCGACTTTACGCAGGGCACGCAAGAGTACACGCTTGATGCAGACACGATTGATATCATCGAAGCGGTTGTTCGGACAAACCCCGGCACTCAGAACTTACAGATCGACTCAAGCATCTCGCGGGTGTCTCCTGTTACATATGCAACAATCCCTGACAAGTTGGAGCAGGGACGCCCAAATCAATATTGGGTTGATAGGCAACGCGCTGCGCCCGTTATTCATATCTACCCAACGGCGAGTAGTGACTTTACCAGCGCACAGTTTGTGTACTGGCGAGTAAGACGCATGACTGATACGGGTATCAAGGGTTCTAACAACTATGATATTCCCGCGTTGTTTCTCCCGGCTATGGTCGCTGGCCTTGCGTACTATATCGCTCTCAAGAAGCCTGAGGTGTCAGACCGTGTGAGCATGCTCAAGCAAATATATGAAGAGCAGTTCCAGTTAGCCGCAGAAGAGAACAGGGTCAAAGCACCGTTTCGGTTAATCCCGCTAGCGGAGTATTACTCAGCATGAGTTACCCATACGCAAGAGGCAAATATGCTTATGGGTACTGTGATAAAACAGGCTTTCGGTATCCGCTGAGTGAGCTTGTGTATGAAGTGCAAAAAGGAATACGCACAGGATTTCGTGTGGGTAAGGATGTTTTTGATCCTGATCAGCCGCAGAACTGGCTAGGCACTATCCCTATCAGTGATCCTCAGGCTTTGTTTGATCCTCGCCCAAATGGGGCTACAGCAGGACGAGGGTTATTTTCTTGGGACCCGGTAGGAGATGGCAACAGCGCGAAGGTCTTGGGCGATCAGGGCATGCAGACGATGCAGATTGATTCTGCTATTGGTACAGTGACCATTGTGACGAGTTGATATTATGGCATTAACATATTCAACATTAGTTCAGGCTATCAAAGATTATACGGACTACGAGGAAACAGTTTTTGTTTCTCAAATAGACCGGTTCATCTCAAATGCCGAACAACGGATTTTGCTTGATGTTCAATTGCCTGTGTTCAGGAGAAACCAACAAGGAACGCTTAATGCCGACAACAAGTATCTTGCGTTACCTAATGATTTTCTTGCACCGTTTTCTTTATCGGTTGTGTCATCAAATACCTACGATTTCCTTTTGAACAAGGACGTTAATTTTATTCAAGAGTCTTATCCTGATACGACCGAAAAAGGTAAGCCAAAGTTTTACGCGATCTTTGATGATACCAATCTTATCGTGGCCCCGATGCCCGATGCAGCATACACGATGGAGTTTCATTACTTCTACGCGCCCGATGGCCTGTCTGCCACGAACACGTCAACATGGCTTTCAAACAATGCTTACGATTCGTTGCTGTATGCCGCTCTTGTGGAGGCCTACATTTTTATGAAGGGCGACACAGAGTTGTTGAGTTATTATCAGGGGCGCTATCAAGAAACGCTGCCAAGGCTCAAGAACTTGGGTGAAGGCCGTGATAGAAAAGATGTTTACCGCTCAGGACAGCTTAGGATTCCGGTGACATGAGTTTAGAAGGATCAGTTGGAAGCGGAGAGATTGGCCCGGTTACTGTTCATACTACCCAGAACAGAGGGCACTCTCCTGAAGAAATAGCAGAGATGTGTGTTAACAAGATTGTTCATATCTCTCAAGATGCGCCGCCGCATGTGCGTGAACAGGCCCTTGCCTTCCGCGAGAAGGTGAAAGCAGTGGTTGCAGAATATATGCACAGGGCCGTGCAGAGTGACCG